GCCTGGGCCAAACATGTGGGCAATCATCGGCTTCGATTCATCTGGCTTGCCGTCTGGACCAGCAGCGAACATAGGTTCGTCATTGCCGTCACGCAGGTGATGGGCAACGGTAGCGATGAGAGCGAAGGTTTTGAGGTTATTCATGGTGTTTCCTTTTTTCGTGGGTGATGGGCTTTCGCCCTGGGTTGTCCAAAACGGACCGGAGAAACTAAATCGTTGCTGTTTTATGAATGCTGCGTTTATGCAGGAGGTAAGCTTGGTGTGCTTCTGCTGCCGTATCGAAAGTTCCGATATGTTTTTGCGTGCCGCCAAGCCCAATCGTTGATGTGAATCTTTTCCCTGATCGTTTCACCCCGAGGAGGCCGACCTTATTGTTTCGGTGCGGTCTGCGCTGGTTTTGCGTGTTCTCAGCACAAGTGACCTCGCGAAGATTTGTCCAGGCGTTGTCTGAGCGATATCCGTTAATGTGGTCCACCTCAGCCGACGGCCAGCGGCCCAACATATAGAGGAAGGCGAGTCGATGCGCCCGATACTGACATCGGTCCACCACGATGACGGTGTACCCCGCGCCGTTGTCGCCACCGGCACCAGGCCCGGAAGGTGTCCGACCACTCCCACTTTTGAGACGGGTAAATACCCCAGTCATTTCGTTGTAATGCAGGACCTCTCTCAGTCGCTCGGGCGAAAGGGATTTTTTAGCCATGAATAACTCCAAATGCCCGTGCCGGCCGCCGCGCCCACGATAGGCGACAGCGACCAGCCGGTGCTGGTGGTGGCCAAATGGCCGTGATGGTTAAACGCTGACGGTGTCGGTCTGGCGCAGCAGGGTGAAGTTGCCTTTTACAGCGTCGTTGCTGGTGCCGCCAGTACGGACGAACTTGGCGACCTGCGCCGTGAAGTAGTCGATTTCGCCCGTGTCTTGGCCGACCATCTTGAACGACGGTACGGTGTAATTCTTCGAAGCCGCCTTAATGATGATCTGGCCCGGGTCTTCCGGAACCCATGCACATTCGAACTCAGCATTGGGCAACTTGAACGAGCCTTTCTTCTCGCGGTCCTGCGCATCGCCAATGGTGGACAGCGTAGCCATTGAGTACTCGCGGCCTTCAACGCTGCCGATATTGGTCAGCGGCGCGATTTCTACCCAGGTGAGCAGTGCATATGCGGCGGCCGCGCCGGCGCCCTCGGTGACGCTTGGGGCTGCGGTCGAGACATAGAGTTTCGAGCCGGCGATAGTGTCAAAATCGATTCCTGCCATGATGTAGTACCTTTCAATGAAAAAAGCCCGCTCGCTGGATTGCGAAACGGGCGGGCTGATAAAACTGCGGATGAAGAAACTGCCTGCGGGCCAGTCAGGCCGGCTCGATGTACGTCACCATGAAGTCGCGGCTTTGTTCGAACGTCGGGACAGCGGGGTCCCCCATATCTGGGCCGACCAGGTCGCGCAGCACGCTGCGCACCACGTAGTCAGCAATCAAGCCGGTATGCACGCCGGCGCCGAGCCGCGCCGCCTTGAGGACATCCTTTTGTTGCGGGTAGGACGCCGCGTAGACCGTGACCTGCACGCGCGAGGTGACCAGGCTATTACCGGTGCGCGCCACGGTGTCCTGTTCATTCCCGCTGATTTCGGTGATGCCGATCGCCGGCAACGCGCCGGACGGAACGGTGCCGGCGGCGATGCGCGCGGCAGGCACCAGGGCGATGAGAGGCGCGTGCGCGACCAGCAGCGCGCGCATGATGGCGACTGCGCTCATTTCTTGCGAGCCACGATCTTCGAATCGGCCGCCGGCGCGACGCGCCCAGGCGCTGGGATGGCAACGCCCTGCTTGACTTGGTATTGGGCCAGGCGCAGCCCGCGCGGGCTATCGACCGTGTCGTACTCGGTGCCTTGTTCAAGCTCACGCACGGTCTCACCATCGAGCGAGCCTTGTACGGTCTGCGTCATCAGAATTTTCATGATTACCCTGCGTCTGGTAGGTTAATGCCCTCGGCGGTGAGCCTGGAGCGGATTTTTGCGCCGACAGCGGTTGCGGCGCGCGCTGCCCTTGCGTCGAAGGCAGGGCGCGCAAACGGGCGCGGGCGCGCGCCGGGGTGGTCAGCGTCCGCAACGATGTAGCCGGCGATCCGGAGCGCGCCAGCGCCGCGCGGCGTGATCTTGTGCGCGCGCGTGCCGAACTCGACCATGCGCGCGTACCACGCCTTCTTGTTGCCGATCTTGACCGACGCGGTTACGTGCCCGCCCTTGGCCTTTGTCGTGACCCGCACACTTCGCCGCAGCGCGCCGCTGTCCACCGGTATGTTGGCCTTGATTTCTTCCTTGAATTCGTTCGCGCCGGCGCGCAGGGCGCTGCGCATGATGTTCTTTTCGACCTTGGCCGAGAACTGCTGGAGAAACGCATCCAACTCCCGGCCGCCTGTGATGTTCGGATCAGCCATTCGAATATCCCTCCAGTTGAAATTCTGTGTGAAGCCGGTCGTCCAGCAGCGCCGGCCCGGCGATGATCTGCATGACCCGATCGCCGCGGCTGTGCAGAACGACCCGCATATCGGCCGTCACGGCCTGAGCGCCCTGCATGCGCAGCCTGGCGCGCTGGACCGTCTTACCCAGCCCGTTTTTTGTCGTTTCGGCACGGCTTGGCAACACGTCCTGAACGTTGGCCCAGTAGCGCACCAGGACCGGAACCCACGTTTTTGTTTCGGTGCCGTACACCGGGTCAGGCTCTCCGACCAGCTGCTCGATCGTGACCTTTTCGTCGCACTTGAACGGGACGGCCATCAGCTATGCACCTTCAAGCAGTCCAGCCCTCGGATAAGGTGCGGCGATTCCGGCGTCCCAGCTGGCGCAAAGTATTCGCGCACCTTCGCCAAGATGTAGCCCTTGAACGCGGCCGGTGTGGCGCTCTCATCGGCCCCGTAGCCGCAAACCACCGTCAAGGTCACTGCGTTCCGGCTGTCTTTCGTGGCCGGCCAGGTGGCGCCGGCTGCAAGCGTGACGAATCCGGGCTCGATCGAGCGGTCGACAACGTAGGCGTCTTCGCTTAGCGTTTGCACGGCGCCATCAACGTCCAGGTATTTCAGGCTGGTCACCTCAACCAGCGGGGAAGACGGCAGCGGGATGACGCCCGCAAAGCCTGGCGCCGTCACCTCGTACGTGCGGTTGATGATCGAGCGACCCGTGATGTGCTCGGCCTCGGCGGTCAGCGCGCGCACGCGGATCTCGATTTCCGCGTCCTGATCGCTTCCGTTTGCGCGGGCACTTGAGCGGGCGTCGACCATCGACACTGCCAGCGCGCCAGGCGGAGTGATTTGGCGCACGGTCATGCGGCACCAGCTGGCGGCGCCACCTTTTCAAACGAGAACCGGCGCCAACCGACTTTCCCGCCACCGCCCACGCGCGCGCCGATACGGATGCGCATGGTGAAGAGCGTGTACCCAGGCAGCACCTTTTGCGGCTCGCTGCGCAGGGACAGGACGGGCATATCGGAGCCGAACCCAGCCAGGTCGCGACCTGCCTGGATGATGTAAGACGACTGGATGTTCCCGCCGCTTGTTGCTTGCGCTTGAAGAGTTGCGAGGCCGGTACCCGTGGTGCCAATAATTTGCGGCTCAAGAACAAGCTGGAAGTAGTCGCCCGTCACAAAATTCGGCGGCAAGTTGAACTGCTGAAACAGCTCATGGTAGTCGCCCGCCGTCGAGCCGATCACTTCTGTCGTCCACCAGTCGAGGCCGCCGTCTGCTGCGGGTTCGAAGGCCGTCGTGCAGGTCTGCGTGCTGCCCGACCGGGACAGAGTGAAGCTGTCGGGTACGGTGCCGGTGACGCCGTTCGCCGCCGCTGTGGGCGTGGCGCCACCGAACGCCCCCGCGTTGCCGCGTAATGCCGGGTTGAGGCTGATAGGCCCCACCTGCAACGTGGAGTCCCACACACCCACGGTGTTGTTTCGAAATGGTTCTTTCGGGTAGTCTTGCAGCAGAGCCGCAATTAGGGGTTTTGCGAAGGTGTAGGCGCCAAGTGGCATCCAGTGCAGGTTATCCGCAGGGTTGAACATACCAGCGCGACCGCCTGGGTTGGTGAGCGGCGTCGGCCCGCCGAGGGCGATTGCATTTGCGCTCACCATCTTGTCGAAGGCGCTGACAAAGCGCACGTTACGCAGCGTGCGGCAATATGCGCGGATCGATTCGGACACCCGCGCCAAAAACTGGTTGGTGACGACCGAAGCCGACGGGTTCGGCGCGATTTCGTTCACGTAGACCCGCCGAGCCTTCGCCCGTGCCAGGTCGATGATCGCCATCAGGTTTGTAATGGAGGCTTTCGCCGTCACGGCATCGCTCGGGGCATCGTTGACACCGGCCAGGATGCATACAACCTCGACGTCGCCAGCGAGCACTTGAGGCATGTATTTCAGGATATCAGCGGTGGTGGCGCCCGTGATCCCGAATGCCTCGTATGCTGCAAAGGTATCGCCCAAGGCACCGGCGAGCCAAGGCACGTATCCAATGAAGTTGTAGTCGGAGATTGTGGCCAGGCCGGCCGTCGTCACAGTGCTGCTCTGGTTGGGCACTGGCGCTGTGGCGCCGCGAATGGCGACCAGGACGCCGGAGTTTGCGAGCGATCCGCTTTCCAGATACTTCCAACCGCCCTGAGATACGTCAACCCATGGGCCCGGCGAGGGGTCGCCCGTGTAAGTCCAGCGCATCCAGCTGCGCGCATCGGTTTCGATCTTGCCGCCGGCGGTGCCCGCGCGACCGTCTACCATGCAGTAGACCAGCCACGATCCGTTACCGAGATTGGCCAGAGTCGTGATTGTGCTGCTGCCGTACCATGGGCGGCCGTCAAACAGGCCAGGCGCGCGGCCAGGCGCGCCACCGTAAGTGAGCGAATCGCCAGCGATGCGCATGCGCAAATTTGTGCTTGCGGACGGCAGAGCCACCGGGAAGCCTGCGCCTACCAGGCTCACCTTTCCGGCCGCATCAACTTCAAAGGATGCCGGCAAGACCTTCGCAGGGGCAGCGGCGGGCGCTACGTAAGGGATTCCGCCAGTCAGCACGGTTGTGGCGTTGACGCCGCCCGCCAGCAACACGTTTGCCGTCGCGTCGTCCAGCGTCAGAATGGTTTGCGGCGGAATGCCCTTGTACGTGGAAAGCAGGCGGATGGTCTTCGGCATGATTATTTCGCCTTTGGCTTGTTTGTTTTGTTCATCGGCGCATCGGCCATCTTGTTCTCAGGCTCGTCAGCCATCTTGGTGCCGCCTTCGATCATGTCGGTGTCGCCGGCGGCCGGCGCCGTTTCCGGCGCCACGGCCGGGGCGTCGTCGACCACCTCGACCAGGCCGGCCTTGACCAGCTCGCGCGCCTCGACTGCCTCGATCGTGTCGGTGTCGCCGGCGGCCATGCTCAGGCGCCCATGCGAGAACTGGTCGAGCGCTTTGATTTTCGTTATTGCCATGTCGTTCTCCTGGTGGCCGGCAGCCGGACAGCGCCGCCGGCGGGGTTGATTACGCCAGCGCGCCTTTGACGAACGCTTCGGGACGATTGACCACCAGGGCCAGGCGCTCCTCGATCAGGATCGTGATCAGGTTGTTGACGAAGTCGTCTTCGTTCTCGGTGGCGATCGCGACCGAAGCGAGCAGGCGATCGAAGATCTGCGCGCCCATGCGGAAGGCGCCGGCCAGGAACGTGGCGATCGACATGGCTTGCGTGGTCACAACAGGGCGGCCCCACAGCGTCGGCGACAGCGTGCCCTGCGGGTTGCCGATGATGTATTGGCCGGTGGTGTCCTTCAACAGCTCGATGGCCGCCCAATTCGACGGGTGCAGCACGAGGCCGTCTGATGGATACTCGGCCAGTTCCGCCTGCAGCAGTGCCAGGCGCAAGGTGTCGATGTGGGTGGCGCCGGCGATGGCGATCGGCGCCATGTAGGCCGACGCCTGGGTGTAGAGCCCGTTCAAGTTATTGCCAACACCCGAGCCCTTGAGCAGTTGGGCCTCTTCGATCAGGCGCAGGCCGTAGGTCAGGCGCTCGTCGATATAGGATTGCAGCGCCGGGAAGTCGTCCAGAATCTCGGTCGATGCCTTCATGAAATGCGCCACTTTGACCACCGGGGCGATCGATTGCGCCAGCGTGAGGGTCGATTCCGGCTTGCGGGCGCCCTCGGCAACCGGTGCCGCATTGTTGGTGAAGCCCGTTTCCTTCATGTAGGTGATGGAATTGGACGCCGTGCGGCCAGGTGCGACCAGGTCGCGGACCGTCAGTTTGCGCTGCGGCTGGGTAATGATGCCTGGTTGGCGGTCAGCAACCACGCCGGCGCCGGTGCTGGTGGTGGTGATCGCCTTAGCGTCGATATCGACGCTGATGCGGCTACCCTTGCGGCGCAAACCGCCGCCTTCGTGTGCCTTTTTGAACGCGTCGTTCTCAACGAACTGTGCGCCCATCGACTTGGCGCCCTGATCCTGCTCGGCGCCACGACGCGCCTGCTTCTGCTGCACATCGGCAAGCTCGGCGGACATCTCGCTCGTCTTGGTCAGCAGTTCGTCGACAGTCTGTTTGACGCCTTCGGTCATGGAGATGCCGCGCTGCGCCTCGGCCAGTGCTTTTTCGCCGTGGGCCTTGAGCTGGTCGCCTAATTTCGACAGCTCCTGTTTGAATTCGATTTCGATGGTCATGTTGTTATCCTTGAAGAGTGAGGGTGAAACCGCGCAGTGCGGTAAGAATTGCATCGCCTTTTTCGCCACCGGGCTCACCCCGGGAAAGCTTCGCCAGACCGCCGTTTGCGACAGCTGCGGCCTGGGACTTGGAAAAGCCTGCCTCGCGCAGGAACTTTTCGAATTCAGGGAGGGTCGGCATGCGGCCGGCCTCGATCAGGCTTTTGACGTCGGCCACGCGCGCGTCGTCGTTCATCGGGTTGGTGACCACGCTGATCTCGACCAGGTCGAGCTTCTGCAGGGTGTAGACGCCGGTGTCCTTGTTGACGCTGTAGTCCTTGACGCGGTAGCCGATCGACAGGCCGGTGATCGTCTTGGTGCTCATACCCTTGTGCGCCAGGCGTGCATACGGCGCGTCGTCCAGCCAGAGCGATGCCTCGCCCAGCAGACCGTGGTCGTCCTCTTTCAAACCATCCCACGCGCCAATCGGCTGATCCGACTGGTGCTGCCACAGCACCGGCACCGTGCGGCCCGACTTCTGCCACTTGCCCAGGCTTTCCGCGAACGCGCCGGGGGCGACGATATCGCCGCCCTTGTCGACGACGTTGAACACCGAGCCGTAGCCGGAAAAGCTGCCCTTTTCGGTCAGGCTTTTCAGCTCCAGATCAATCGATTTGTGGAGGAGTTGCATCGTCGTTTTCCTTGATTCGAAGCCAGGACAGCACGGCCGACTTGGCCGCCTGGGCGGTGTTGGTTATTTTTCCCAGCAGTGAGAGCGGGATCAGGTTGCTTTGCACGGTGAGCTCGTCGCCACCCGGCAGCGGTTCCAGGTTTTCCAGCGAGCGGCAAAAATTCCGGGTGTAGATGCCGTTTTGCGTCATGGTGCTGTAGAGGGCGGCGCGTGACGCGCTGTCCCCGCGCAGCAGGCCTTCTACGCTGTATTCCGAGAAGAAGCGCGTGCGCTCGGCGGGTTTCAGCAACGACTTGGCGATCCCCTGCTCAATGCGTTTCATGTACGCGCGCAGCACGTAGTCGATAAAATTCTGGTTGATCTGCTCGCGGCCTGTGCCCCAGTTCGATACCGCCGTGCCGTGGCCGATCATCGACGGCGGCATGCCGAACCAGCGGCACAGGTCTTCGACGCTGAACGATCGCGTCTCCAGCATCTGCGCGTCGGCCGGGTGCATGGAAAGCTGTGTGAACTCGGTGGCGCCTTCCAGCAACATCATGTTGCCGGTGCGGTCGTCGCCAAACACCGCCCCCATGACCTTTCCCTTCGCCTGTTCGCGCTGGGCCGGGTCGAGATATTCCTTCATCGTGAGCACGCCGGACAAGCGCATGCCCTTGCCAAATGTGTTGGCTGATGCGGTTTCGGCCGCAGTGGCGCCGCACATCGACCGCCAGCCAGCCGTAATCGGTGAAATTCCCATCAGGCCATCGGTGCCGAAGCCCTTGATGTGCCAGATTTCGCCCTCGGTGAACTCTTTCTGTCCGCGCGGATCGGCGTACAGGTAGCGCACCACGCCGTCCACGCTGCGCCGAACAGTCATCAGGGCCGGGTCCAGCGGGTCCAGCGCCACGATGCGGCCGGCGGCGCCGTAACTTTTCAGGCAGTACGCGTTTCCCCACAGGCAAATTTGCGATACCACCGCTTCCCAGAACTCCACCGCTGTCATGTCGGCGTTCGGTGAGTCGTGCAGCAAGTAGTACAGCGGGTGCTCGCGCGCCACCACGCGGATTTCACGCCCATTGACCACCTTGCGCTCGTACGTGATCAGCGGCAGCGTGGCGATCGTCTCAGCGATCAGGCGCACGCACGACCAGACGACCGACAGTTGCAGCGCCGCGTTCACGCCAGGCGAGCCGTTGCGCACGTCGCCGTGGTTGATGGTGATGTCCTTGTTCGGGTCGCGCACGCCACGGTAGGCGACGGCATCCCGGATCGAGAAGTACGCGCTTTTCAACGCCAGGCCACCGGCCGCTGCCGCCTTGCTGAATAACTTCATGTTTATTGTTCCGAAAGGTAGTCGTCGAGGGAGCCACCCTTAATAGGTTTTGCTGTTTGCATGATGCCGATTGCCATCACGGCAGCGACGATCAAGTCGATACGCCCAGTCGCCTTCTCTTT